GTTGTGTCATCATCTGCATCTATTATTTTAATAAAAGGTGTTGTTCCTCCATCTGCGGCATCTATTAAAACATCAAACCTTCCTTGTACCTGTTCATCGTATGCATATGTATTACTACCTTCTACAGTTAAATCACCTGAAATGGTCAAGTCACCAGATATTGTACCTCCTGCTGAGCCTATGTCGTGTGTTATTGCGTCTGCGAAACCTCTATTCATAATCTACTCCTTAAAGATGTACAATTTTTAAATATTTAGCAGAAGCTGATGTTGCTTGCTTTGCATGAAATATTATAGTATCACCAACACCTTTCGGTACTTTTAAAAATATTAATGTATTAGCTGGTATTGTTGGGTCGTTATTAGCTACGATAGTATCAGAAGTTGATGAATCAAATCTAAATAAAATTTCTGATTCGCTTTCAATGCATATTTGACTTGCACTACTAACATCTGATGTTACATGAGCGGCTGAACTAATATTTAATCTATCTTGAACATCCCAAGATGCAGCTGTATCTACATTGAGGGATTCGTGTGCTCTGTGTTGTTGAAGGTTTGCCATTTTATCTCCTTTAAGTTTTTATGCTTGTCTTGCGAGGCGAGATGCTCCTTATACAAGCACTTTAATTTAGTTATTTTACTGCAAAAGGTGAAGCAGGAAAAGTCATTGATATATTTCTTTTATTGCTTTCATTATCACCTACTTTTTTCCAGAATTCTCTCATACAATATTCTTTACCTTGTAAATCTCCTACAGCTTCTTTCATTTGGGCCTTTATGTAATCTACAACAGCTAAACTAAGCATCCTATTTAGATTCACATGAGAAGATTCATCTGCACTTGCATCTGCTACAGATTTAGGTATTTGATATATTGTAATACTTTCACCAAGAGATTCAGCTGTAAGTAATCCAGTAGCCATAGTTAATGTACCAGCCGCTGAATTTGTTAATTGATAATCACCGTCATTACTAGCTGAACCTATAATTCTTATTTTATCTGTTGTTCCGAAATCCCCAAAACCATTAGCCGTATCAGTTATAGTATCAGAACCTCCACCTCCATCTACAAATTCTATTGTACTCGCTGAATACCTAGCTGAAGTATCTTCTAATGATTCAGCAATAAATGGTTCTGAAAAAGCTGTATATTCAACTCTTAGACCATTTGATATGTCTTCATTAGGATATATAAGCTGTTTACCAAAATATTCAGATGGTAATTTTACTCTATAGTCACCTACTGTATCAGTAGCTGCTGTTTCAACCCACTGCCAAAGATGAATATATCTACCTGATAAACTGTAAAGCCAATTTTTATCTGTATCAAATGACATTATTCTGGGTCCGTGTCTTCTTTAAGAACAATATCGTTAGAAACACGCCTAATTTTTTTATATTTTTTATCGCTAGTATCTTTTATAGAAATAGATAACAATGAAATCATATCAGCAGGTAATATATACTCTCTTTCACCATCAATGATATTTTGTTTATCTATCTTTACATTCTCAGGATACTGAGACCTTATAAGTTGAACAGCATCTTTTATCCATGCTTTTGCAAGTCCAGTCTCTTTAAGACCTGTTCTTTCCATTATTTCTTGTATTGTCACGCTCTTTGCCTTCTTTGTTGGCCCTGCGATTGTAACGCAGCTTCATAATTCTTATCTGGTAAGAAACCAGCTCCATAAGAAACTTGTAGTTGTTGTAAACTAACTTGTAGAGCTCTTACCAATTCTTCATCTTCCTCTTCTATTGTATAAAATGCTAATTTAGCCTCTAATGATTTAATAGCTGCATATGTAACTACTAAATATACTTTACTTATTGGAAAATATAATATATCATCGTGACTATAAACTAATGGGTTTCCACTTCCATTTACTGCATCTTTATTTACATAATAAACTTTAAATGTATCTGGGTCAGAACCAGGAGCAGGAAAAACACTAATTTTATTAGTATCAGCTACCATATAGGCTGGATTGTATTTAGATGCATAATGTAAACTATCTGCGTCAGTAACATTTGATTGAAGACCAATTGGTATTTCTCTACATTCTCTCCAATCATTATCAGTACCAGCCTCTCTAACAACTGAAACAATTTTAGAACCATTAACACTTAAAGAATCATTAGATGTTGTCTCAGCAGTTACTCTTGTAAACATATGAGCATCTTGAGGTCTAATTGCAAGATGTTTTGAAGTTACATCCATAACACCATCTTTCAAAAATTGACTTAATTCATCTTGAGTAGGTGTACTACTACTATCAATAGCGATAGATGTTAATGCTTCTACTTGTTGTTCAAATGTTGCCATATTGCTCTTTTATAAGGTTATGCCACTCCTCAATATTATGAAAGGAAGCTAAAAAATATCAAGGAGTAGCAATCACCTTATTTTATCTATTTAGATTATGAAGTACCTGTACTTGTAGAAGCAGATGCATCAAGAGCAGGTGTTCCAGTAGTACATACACCATGAGCCTCGCAGTGAACTAAGTTCGCTTCAAGGTATGTAAAAGTATATGTAGAACCTATAGAACCACCAGCTGCTGTAGCGTCATTAGCATCAATCTCAAGTGACTTAGCATTTGCAGTAATTACAAAACCGTCAGGAGATTCACTTCCATCTGCAGCCATCAAAAGAACATATCCGGTCAAAACTGTAGAACCACTATTTGCAAAGCCAAGCTTAAAAGCAGTTGTTGACCAGTCGGTTGTTCCAACAATGATTTTTATAACCATTCCTACGTTTGAAGCTGTAGCTTGAGGAAGTGTGATATTTCCTGCCTGTGCTGTATTAGCATACCAAACCAGATTTTTAGCAGTTGACGTTAAGTCTTCTGCTGCAGTTCCAGATTGTTCAACAACATTATTATCATATAACCCAGTCACAGATATTTCACCAGAACTACCATAAGCAACACTTTTGTTAGCTACTACAGTACCAGCTGAAGCTCCGTCTAAAAGCTCTATCTCAGATTGAGTTAAAGCACCTAAAGCGGTCGCTTCTGCATTAGTACATTCAGCATTAGGATTATTGGCAAACCAGTATTTAGCCATAGTTTACCTCCTTAACTCGTTACAGGTACACAGCTTAAGAAAACCATCCTGCACTTGATTGGAGATGTAGAACCATTAGTTGTAATGGTAATAACTACATCTTCAGCAGCTGCTTCATAAGATGGAGCGTCTAAACCATAAAGGCCATTAGCCGATACAGCTTCTTGATATATTGTCAAATGATTAGTGTGACCAAAGTCTAAATCGACAGTAGCTCCACCACTAATACCACTTACTTCAATATATCCACCCCATATTTGAGAAGCCGCATTACCAGAACCAGGCATAGCGTCTGTGCAAGTAATATCTGTTGTGCTTTCAGCGTCGATAACTTTCTCAATAGCTGTAATCTGAAGAGATGCGCTACCGCCTGCTTTACCAGCAACAAACATTTTTGCAAGGTCATGAAGTACTTCATCATGTTTATTTAGTCCGTACATTGGATTAGCCATTATTCATACCTCCTTAAGACCAGTAAGCGTGGGCTTCTGGCATTTGCCATTCCATCCCAGCTTCTGTTTGAATTAAATCAACCCTTCGGTCAATACCACTATTCTCAAGAGTCTGAACTCCAACATAGACAGCTGTATCACGATTCAATCCGTTACCAACAAGAGGCCTGTATTTACAATGCTTCATGTTAACAGCAAGAATCTTAATAGGATGTCCGTCTAAGTGTACGTTACGAGCTACATTCATATCACCATAAGGTGTAGAAATAACACTAATATCAACACCAAATACCTTCTTTTTACCTGTCAACGACATTTCAGCTCTTAAGTTAGGAGATACTTCAAGATTATTAGTGAAATATCCACTTAGCTTATGTAGCCAATTATATGTTGCGGTATCACAGAAGAATAATGATGCATTAGCATTATTATACCTTGGGTCAAGAAAGTTACTCATATCATCTAAGAAATCATCTTGAGTCTTACTTGAGTGTGTCAAGCTGAATACATTACCATAACTTGAGATGAAATCAACAGCACCTTGAGTATACCATTCACTACCAGAATCATATTGAGTTCCAAAAAGGATACTTTGTTCAATATCCCATTTATGCTCTACCAGCTTTTCTTTCCAAACACGGGCCCATTCATTAGATTCATACTTTAGAACGGTAGCACGAGTTGTGTTATCCATTGCCATAGCAGTCTTCCAAATTTGAGTACGACCATATCCGGTTGAGAAAGGTTGGTCCATCCAAGTTTCTGGATAACCAGAGCCTTGAGAATGAGCACTACCTACAACATAACATCTCTTTGGCTCTAATGTACTTGAAATACTATTAGAAGCGATAGATACGTTATTTAGTGATGCTGTAGCAGATGAATAAGAACAAAAATCGTAAGCTGTTGAGTCAGCGCTAGCTGGAGCTCTAACAACTTTAACTTTAATATTCTTATATGCGCTTGTTCCAACAGTATCACCTACTTGTAGAACTTTAACAACACAATACTCTGTTTGTGTCCCTGGAACACCCTCTGCTCCAAGATTTAATTTGACAAGTTGGTCAGGAAGAAAGAACTGAGGCATAGTATTACTATCCCCAACTTTTACTTCACTTGATGTAGAACCATATACATTGCCAATATTGCCTGCGCTTTTATAATCGGTACCCATAAGAAGCCATAGTTCATCACCTTGGTCTAATAGACCAGCTGCTGCAGTTGCTTCAGTATCAACAGCAGAGTGTTGACCAGAAGAAGCTGCGTGATGAGCTACGATATATGCGTATCTCTTATAAAACGAAGGGCGTCTTTCTGTGTATTTGAATTCAGGGTCATCTGTAGGTTTCTTAGAAACTTTAGATACAAAACGGAAAAAAGGGTCCTGAGCTATAGAAAGTTCAGATACTCTATCACCGAAATTGTATTTTCTTCTAAGGTCACCTGTCTTAATAGTGGAAGAAGCTGGGCTTAAACCACCAGGAGACGAAGATTCAGTTAATCCTGATTCTAAACTGAATACATCAGCCATAATTAACTCCTTAGTTTATTATTATGGCACGTAGCTAATTTTTAGCCAAATGCCGAGTCTAATTCGGAGTCAAGTCCTGCTATGGCATCAAATACTGAATCGTCTGGAGATTGTTCAACCTGAACGCTTCCTGCTGTAGCTAAAGAACGAGGTTGTGACTGTGCTTTACGCATTTGATTAGCCATCTGTTCTCTAGTACTATCAGCTATATTAGCTTCTCTATTCTGTCGATTCTTTAGATAATAAATATCTTCTAGCTCAAGTGATTTGGATTTAGCAAAGTCTACGAAACTTGCCCATTCTTCATCTGTCATTTCATGTTTTTGACGAAAAGCAGTTTCTTTTGCCAACCTCTGGTTCTCAGTTTTCTGTGATTGTAAAGCTGTATTAAGTCTTCGCTGTACAATTCCATCAACTGTTGCACCTAGCACTTTCGCTGAATCGGAGTCAGGAGCGCTGAAAGCATCATCAGCATCGAATACAAAATCTTCAGGCAAATTCAATCTATCTGTCATTGTCTGAGGAGCTTGACCACCACCCTCAAAGTAATTCCGCACATGCTGAATTAAATTAGGGTCTTCTCTCATTGCATCGAGTATAGGCATATATGGTTCAATTTCCTTAAGCTGAGAATTAAGTCTCTTAGCTTCTCTACTTGAATCACTATACCTCTTTTGCAAAGCATCATCGCCTTGCTGCTGAACTTCACTAGGGCTCTGTGGTGTGTTATCACCTTGTACTGAGGTTGTCTGTATAAGTTCGGGGTCTTCTTGAATACCACCATTGACAGATGTGTCTAATGCGCTAAAAAAGTCACTAGAGGCATCTGCATCAAATGTAGATTCTTGGATTTCACTTTCAGGGGCCGTATTGGCGTTGCTTACTTGTTCTTGTTCCATTGCTATCCTTTTTATTTGTTAAAATATAATATTGGTAAATAATGAAGTACAACTATTCTTTATTTTCTTCATTTCCCATCTTTTTAGCCATTTGTAACTCAGCTTTTGCTTTATCAAACTCTGTTTTTAACATACCTCTTAGTAGTTTTTGCTGAGCTTCTGTGTCTAATACATCTTTACGAATTTCATTATTAGCGTCACCAACTTTCATCTTTATACCAGCTTGTACTAACTGACGCTCTAATGTTTCAATCGTTCCTTGACTATCTTTTAATGATTCTTCCATTGAAGATATTTGTTGTTGCATTTGAGAATACATTGATTTTCTTTCAACAATACTTTTCTTATTTCTAATATCTGTTTCGCCTATCATTGCAATATCATCAATCAATCCAGCTTGAAACCATCTAAAATATTCTTCTAATAAGGCCCATCTATTTACAGGCATTGTTGCCCCAGCTACAAGTCTTACATCAAATCGTGCATGAGCATAATCTTTATACATACTAATGACTTTACCATAATCATTATAAATAGGAATATTAATTCTTACTTCTTTATCTTGGTCTGGTGCTTGACCAGCTTCAGGCTGTACAATTCTAAAAACTTTTTCTACTGAATAATGATTTTGAGCCATCATTTGAAAACATTTACCAAGATGTTCAAGAGCTGGTTCTACTACAGAACCCATCCATGCTTTTAATCTACGAGTACCAAATTCATCATTCGCAAGTAATCCTCTATATGTCTCAGGTTGTTCTTGTGTAAAACCCATCATAGCTGAAGGAACACCTGCTATGTATTCAGCGTCTGACTTCCCTTGTTGAACAACACTAAAGAAAGCATTATTAATTGGAGCTGGTAATATAGGTGTTGGAGCATTAAATCCTTGTCTGTATTTCAATAATGCACCTGGTGCCGATGAATATCGTTCCCATTCTTCTTCAGGTACAGAACCTTCTTCATACATCCATCTCAAATTAGAAGCTAAATTAGCATTGTGTAGCATAATTTGATGAGCTTTATTAATCTCTTGTTGTTTACCAATCATAGGAGTAACAGCGCTCATTGGATATGGTGTTCCTGTATACATATAAGGAATAGGGACAATGGGATATTCCATTACTTCTAATACTCTTTCATATAAAAATACATCATCACCTACTGTACAAGTTAGATGTACTCTATTCTCATAGAATGGAATCGCATCTACTATTCCTTCACTTTCTTCTAAAATCTTATAATTTGCTTCTGTCATTATCTGTTGGTCAATGATAGTTGCTTTATCTTGGGCCTCAGACATTAACTGCATTCTTTGTTCTTCTACAGCTTGAGCAGCCATCTTCTGAGCTCTTTCTAATTCTAATTGACCTCTTTCAGGTATCATTTCACCAGCTTGTACAGCTTGTTCGATTTGCATTTGTTTTTCTATTAGACCAACTTCTACTTCTTTCTGGAAATCAGTTATCTTTTCTTCAACTTCCATTCTGATAGTATCCATTTGCTCTTCAGAAGGCTTTACTCTTATAAAAACATTTCTATACTTATGCTTTTCTTTTGTATATGTTTCATAATATGGGATTATATCATCATCTTCACCATCAGGTTTTATTCCCATTGTAATATCTTCAGATTGAACATTAGCTGATAAATCAATATCTCTTTGTGAATATGTAATAACTTCAGAAGCTGCAGCTGCTTTTTTAATCTTTGCTTTAAACTCAGGAAACATATTCATTAACTGAGTTCTTGTCATATTCTTTCTAACTGTTATGAATGAAGCATCTCTAAATAAAAAATCTCTACTAGAAGGGTCTACATAAACATCATATGGGTCCACCCTACTAAACATCACTTCACCCATACCTCTATCTTGGTCAGCATCAACATCTACCATAAAGTATCCAATACCTTTAGTAAGACTATCAAGAACTACTTGACTGTATATTGATTTACCATTAGATAGATGCCAGCAATAATCAGCTATATCTGAATGAACTTGTGCAATATCAGTATCATCTCCTGTTACACCTACTGCTTTCCATCTAGGATTATTAGCAGTTACAAAATATTTCATTATTTCAATAATAGGAGTTACTCTATTAATTGTAAAAGTAGGCATACCAGATTCTTGCAAAGCTTCCATTTCATCTTTTGTTAATTGTTCATCAAGATAGAAATCGTATCCTTTTTGAGATACTGATTGCCATTTAGAACGATATGATGTATTCGCTCTATCCCATAATTGTTTATTTTTTTGAGCTTTTGTTTTTTGTGTTTTTCTTGCCATTAATCTCTTATCTCTACATGAACTAAATCATCAAATTTGTTATCGTTTATATCTCCATCGGAATCCCAATCTCCTCCCCAACGAATCTTTAATCCTAATTGATGTCCAATGCCTCTAATCATACCACCCATATAATGAAACATTTCTCTATCGTTCCAATCTATCGGGTAAGGAGCGAGGTCAACAGCTTTTCCTTCTATGTGTTTGGAATACTTTGTTTTAGTTTTCCCTTGCGCTAATAATTCCTGCTGCCGCTCCTTACTCCGTAGTCCTTCTATAATCGTAACATCCATTATCTTTATTAACTCGTTTAACACACTTACAAGTCTAGCATCTACGCCTTTAAGACGAGACTTACTTCTTTTACCAAACTTATACATTAGTATTTTCTCTTTGGTTTACTTTTTTTATTTTTCTTAGGTGGCCTCCCACGCTTTGAACCATATGTTCCTTTACCTTTTGGCATAATATCTCCTTTTACGCTACAATCCAGCTTTTTGCTTTACGTTTTGGCTTGAACCATGACTTATTTTCACTATTTTGACGCATATTTGGCGGAAATGAGTGCAAATTCGCATAAAAAAGTGCTTCTATTGTGTCATCATGAGCCATTCTAGGTCCAAAAGTAACAATTTCGTTATTTAAATCAAACATATTTTCCCTAATATGCACCGTTCCCATACTAAAACGACCAGAAAGTCCACTATATATACGATTTATCTTCTGTCTTCCTCCTGGCTTCTCTGGAATAACAGCAACATCAAACTTGTTCAATCTTCTTCTTTCGTCATTCAATGCTTGAAATACACTTCTATTCATTGCGACATCTTCAACAGTAGAAGCTATGCAATGATACTTCTGATGCATTTCTAATATATAATCAACAACACCTTTTCTATCGATAATCTCATTCTCAGCATTTTTAGCTCCTATCGTAGGAATACTTCTATGTCTTTCGTATTCAAGAACATAAAGATTGTTCTCACTATCAATAGCAATACACATAATAACTGAGAAATCAGATTCTTTAGTATCAATATCTGTAGCAGGGTCGCAACCTAAAAAACAATTAACAGGAAATTTTTCACCTTCTATAACAAGATAACTTTGATTCTCATCAGCATCATAATCATAATACCCTTTCCAATATTTTACATGGTCTCTGGTCCACAATGCATCTTCAGCACTCTGAACTTCCATCATATATTCTTGATAGAACTTTGAAGGTTGACCAGAATCTTGGTAGAACTTTTTCTTTTCTTCTAACTTACTCTTAGGAAACCATGAGTGCCACAATGATTCACCTGACTTAGTAACTGCTTTATATGTAATTAGTTTCCATGCAAAGTCTTCATTATTTGATTTAGCTCTTTCATGGTTAATAAGAAGATTATTAATAAATGAATCATAGTGAACTGGTGTACCATTCACTCTTAATCTTCCAGTATGAGGTTCAATAGCAGGATAGACAACAGCAGTAACAAGATTAGCATTTTTATCACGGGCCTCTCTTGTAATAGTATTTGCTTCATGTTCAAAGTCATCAAGTATGATAAGGTCATATCTTTTATGAAGCTTTGCACCTCCACGAATACCAGCAACATTAGACTTTGATATAAGTTTACACCCATTAGATAATTCAATATCTTCTTCTGTCCATTTACTTCCTTTCATCTTACCAAAGTAATATGTAAATCTATCATTGAACTCAAGATGATGTTTTATATAATCCATATTACCAACAGATAGTTTTTGTGTTGCTGATACCCAAGCATAAAATAACATATCTTCTTTAGGGCAAAATACAAAGTCTTTAAGTATTGATGCTTTTGTTAGTACTGTCTTACCATGACCGCGAGGTAAAATAATAGCAAGCTGCTTAACAGACTTATCATCTATTGCATCTGATACTTCGTAGTGGAAGGGGGGAGTTTCGCTGCGCATGAAGTCATCAGGGAGAAACAGCTTGCCAAATGATATTAAATCTTTACTTGCTAATTCAAATACTTCTTCAGCTTGAGATACATTGCGAGAATTTATATTCACTTAAATTGTTTTTTCTTACCACCATCATATTCATATGCATGGCCATTTTCTTTTAATAGTTCATTTAAACTTTGTTCTTCGTCTTTAAGGAATATCTCTCCAAGTACTCTACCATATTTGCCAGTACCATGAGACTTTATAGTAAAGTTTCCTTTATCTGTATTCTCTAATTTATCTTTTGTATATGCTTTTGCTTCTAGGCCCTTCTTTTTTTCATCAAGGTCTCTAGTGCGAGATTCCCAAGTGTCTACACCCATGAATCGTATACGTTTCTTTACCCAAGTATCAAAACCTAAGTCAATCATAGCATCACAAGTGTCACCATCGACAACTCTTGTTAATTTAGCATTATATATAAATTTATCTAATTTTGCCAATTATCTATTTCCTTGATAATTAGAAAATCCCCTAGATATATATTCAGCAGCTGTCCCTGAAGGGGCTGGTATAAAATCTTTATTCTTTAATGCCATGTCTATTGCTTTCTTATAAGATAGTTGTTCAAGTTGATTTAATGGATTTCCTTTCTTATCTCTTTTTCTTCTAACTGTTGGTATTACCATATGTTGACCATCTATCTCAGTTGTCATAGTATATACTGATTTATTTCCTAATCTTAATCCTGAACTAATAGCTCTTTCAACCCAAGGATATTTCATTCTTAATGTATTAACAAAATCTTCACCAAGAATAAAACTGTCTATAAGTCTATCTTCTACTGGCATAATTAAATAGAGAAGTCGTTATCGAATACTTGTGATTCTACAGAGTCAGGGTCATGCTCAAGAAATTTCATAAATTCTTCACGATTTTTAAATCCAAATGCTCCAGCTACTAAAGCTCCTAATTTATGAACAGTAATTGGATTATATCTAATATGCCCTCTTTCTGAGCTCATGTGGTCAATTTTAAAATCAGGAACACCTTCTACAAGACCTTTTTTCATATGCTTATGTATCATTGCATTTAATTGGCTGATAACTGCTTCTGTAGCTTCATCATCTGCAATTCCTGATTCAGTCATTTCTACCCATTTTTTAGTAATAGGAGACATTTCACTTGGACCACTACCTTGTGTTGTTTGTCTTTTTAAGACAGGATTATTAAAAATAATTTTAGAATCAGTTCTCATTGCAGTCTTTATTAAACCATATAAAGAATCATATGTCAAAAGAGATTCATCTACAATAGTATTAGGAGGAACCTTATTTAATAATTCACGCATAATAAGACCAGCATATTTTTGACCTGGGTAAACCATTTCACCAGCATCATTTACATATCTACCAGCCGTACCATAAAATTTAATATCGCTAACTCTATCAAACGTTTGACCATCTGGCGTTCTTACTTTTTTAATTTTAAAATCAGCATAAGCGCTCGGTTTACTATATATACTTTTAGGATTAAGTGGTTCCATTTCTATTCTAATAGTAGACGTATTTTCACCAATTTTATATGTTTTAACTTCAAGTTTAGTAGACCCTCTTGATGTTGAAATTACTTGGTCAGGCATATCAGATGTAAAACGAGTTTGCTTGTAAACAGCAGATGCTTGTTGACCTGATAGAGTTCCAGATGAAAGTTTATATTTAGCCATAAAATTATCTACAGCAGCTTCTCTAGCATCTTCAGGCATAGATAAAATATCTGATTTAAATTCATCAAATCCTTCTCTACCAATATCATCATATATCTGTCTTGCTTGATTCCATGTTAAACTACCACCACTAACACCACCTCTAATTTGACCTTCAGTTGAATCTATAATATGCTGAATTGATTGTTCAGGTGTAAAAGAAGATAAGCCAGGAGAAGGAATAGCATCGTCAGCATCAAGTAATGGGTTTCTTTGACTAGCATATGTTCCACGTTGATAAGCTTGAGGTTCTCCACCAAGTCTTTGCATCATATCGTCTAGTTGTTGTCTTAATCTATTAGATATATTTTCTACTCGAGCAGCTGGTCCTATATCAACCTCAGGCTCAGGCATTACAGTACCCCATTGACTTTGAAGTCTTTCAGATTCTGCTACAATTTCATCAGTTCTCTCACGAATTCTTAACAAATCATCTTTTTCAGGAGCGATTCTTGGTCTAACTGATTCTCTATACTTATCGACTATCTCTTCACCTACATCAGATGCTAATGCTCTAGTATTGGTAAATTTCCAAAAAGGTATATCTGTACCATAACTAGGAGTATTCAGAATTCGACCTACTTTTTTAGCAGCTTCTTTAGCAAGTTTAAAACCAGTCTTTATACTTCCTCCTACAACTGGAATTGTTAGAGCAAGGTCTAATGCACCAGGTTTGTAATCTTCTGTTTCAGCACTTGCTCCTGTTACAGCAGGTAAGACCCATTCAGAAAATATCTCACTTTCAGACAATTCAGGTATGTCTTCAGATGTTCTTATTTTACCTTGTGAGACTAATTCAAGTAATGTTGGTTCGCCTGGTTTTGCTTTTTGTGCCATTTTATTCCTCCTTCGCAGGGAGTACAGCTTGTTTAGCTGAATTTAATTGTTCTGGAGAGAATCCTTGGAATACACCTAAGACACCTACATCTCTTTGTTTAACAGTATTTGTTGATGTTCCAATTATCTTTCCTAATTCTTTTGTTGATTGCAATATGATATTATCGTCTTCACTATTGTCAGCAAGACACTTTAGTCTATTCAGTACATACTTATGGTCAACACCTAATTCTTTAGCAACATCTAATACTGATTTCTCTATTTCAGTCATAACTCTCTCCTGTTTTAAAAGTACTAAAGCTTTCTTTTTAGCTTTGTTTTCATCTGTGACACCTTTAAAAGCATCCATGTAAGCTTTAACTGGGCCCATCCCAGAAACGACATTAGTAGCAAATATCTTCTCATTGTTCGTAACCTTTTTCCTTTTTTTAACTCTCATATTTGTATACTTAATCTTTTTTGAGAAAGTATACCTATTAGGATGTTGGTCAAAGTCTGTATCCATAAATGTATTTTTGTTATTAACAAACGTACCTACAATCGTTCTAACATAATTCTTGGCCCACTTATAATTCTTTCTATCATTAGGATGATTCAAATCAGATACTTTTAATAACTGTACAATCCTATTATCATCACTATACACCCAATCATCTTGTTTCCCATCTCTCCAATTTTCCACTACAGGTTTAGCATCGTCTTTAAAGAATTCTAAATACTCTTCAATGTCGTCAAAAATATAGTGACGAGTTCCTTTAATTTTTTTGTATTCCACTTATCTCTTCTACCTGATTCTTGTATTTAATGCAATCTTCTGTCAACTTCTCAACTAACTGAGCAACAGGTTCTTCTACGAAATAGACAGTATCATCAATCTCTAACGGGCAATCTTTATCAATCCTTTTGGATAGTGTCCTCAAAATATCTTCTTGTAGCTCCATTGGGAGATGAGCAATGAAATCAATATTAATAGCCATTTATCTCACCAATCCTTTCTTTCTGTATAATTATGTTTTGTCTTGTACACTCTCTTCTTCCTTGGTTTGCTATAATAAGCCTTTTTCTTTATTGGTTTGAATTTATTACCAATAACCTCCCCATCAAATACTTCAATCAATTTTAATAATAATTCAGATTCTTCAATATGGTCAATATCTAATTCATGCTTTGCACACCCTTTTTTGAATACATCAGTAGGAATATTCTTAGGGTGAAACTCATTGTTTCTCTTAACAAACCAATAGCATTGGTTCTTATGTTCTAAAAAGCAGCTGTTACAAGTTCTATTATTTTTATTTACCATTTGTTTATGTATGGTATATATATATTATATATATATATTATATATACTATATCCCCCCTATTCTTTTCTTTTCTTTACTCCACTTTCTTTTCTTTTCTTATGAAAAGTAGCACGAATATACAAAAATGCCCATGTGTTAGTCAACAGTAGCATCATTTTGATATAGAGTGTTTTTTATTACCTAGTACACTTGATAAGTGTTTTTCGTATATACGATTTACGTTATTTTTCATTTTTATACAATTTATGTTAATTAATAATCTTAAAAGGAGTAGATACTCATGAATGTAATTGAGGAACTAAAGAAGCTTGGTAGAGCTCTGATTGCTATTGATACCAGTGCTATACGTGGTAGGGTTAAGTTCAACCGTATTAACCGTGCTGTTGCTGATATGCATTACTTTGTGCTAACTGCTGAGTTTGATGATAAGACTACTAAGGAAGCTCATGAATACTTGCAGAACCTTATGGAGCACATGAATTCAGGTAGCTGGAGATTGCAGAAGGTTGTAGATGCAGTAGGTGCTAATCTTTAATAATTAGGGGGATTTATTCCCCCTTTTTATTACCATTTCATACTGCAGCATGCATCTTGAACTGTGTTATAAATACTTGTATAATACATATATTATATATTACTTGTATGATACAACATGGTCTTGAAACATGCTACACATTATAAGTGGTTAAATGATAGTTCGATACATACTTAAAGAATGATGTATTCTATCATAGTTCTGCTGATAGAACGTCTTGAGTCTATGATGGAGGATAATGGTGGTAAGTATAGTTCAGACTTCCGTTCTGATATGTACTGCACCATACA